GTATTAGATAGTCGAATTGAATCGGCTTTACCACGAATCAGCGCCATTTATCATAAGAAAAAATCTAATGCAGCTAAGTTAATAGACAATAACAAATGGTTGTTAGATAAAAAATTAATAGACAGTGTAGCCGAAAGTATATCTGTATACGATTCGGCTGTTAAGTACCGTGACTTGAATGCCATGGTTGAATATGTATTGGAAAATTTATCTCAGAATCTGGAAAAATTTGATTTGCTAGAATACCAATCGCAGTGTGAGACTTGGAAACAAAATTATTCTAATTTAACAGACAGCGTAGAAAAAAATATTATTGGAAAATTTGTACTGGAAGTCTTAAAGAAATCTAAAAAACAACCAGAAAAGAAAATAGTCGAAACCACTGTTATACCGGATATTGTCAGCACTATGATTTACGAAGAATTTGCCGACGATCAAAACAATATCAAAGAGCTACAAGATATATTAAATGATCCTTTAGAATTTGGAGCCAATGGCGATAACGCAATAGGTGCATTACTGGACGTAGTTAAAGATTTAGACGACGGCGAAAAGCTCAAAGATATGCTGTACAAGGAAAGTGCCGACAACCCTAATGCGGATGCACGACCATTGATCAAATATTTCCTACTAGATAAGCATCCTGAAATATATGACAAGCTAAATTTCGAAAAAGTTGACGGTGACGATGAACCTGCACCTAATACAACCAAGCCTACACCAAAGCCAAAAGAACCAGCAGAATTACAACCAATGGCTGCGCCTGCTCAACCTCCGGAGTTAGCACCAATGGCTGCACCCGGGCCAATGGCTGCACCCGGGCCAATGGCTGCAGGCGGACCTGTACCGGTAGCTACCTTAGAAGAACTAGCAAGAATAAAAGAGCTAGCCGGTCTAAGATAAATTTTGGTAAAACACAAGTTGATTTCTACTTATAAAATTGTGTAAAATGCTTGCATGGTGATAAATACATTTGTTACACAGAAGGTTGTGTATCAGCACCATGCTAAGGCACATTTATTAAGGAGAACTCATCATGGCACTTTCATTGGCACAAATTCGAGCAAATCTACAAGCTCAAGACAACAAACAAACCGTATCTGGACCAGTTGATAACGCAATTTATCCACACTGGAATATCCCAGAAGGTAGTATTGCAAAAATTCGCTTTTTACCCGATCCGAAACAAACAGATACAACTGGTTATTTCTGGATTGAACGATCAATGATCAAACTTCCATTTGTTGGAGTTAAAGGTCAGGTCGATTCAAAACGGGTTGAAGTTCAGGTTCCATGCGTAGAAATGTATGGTAAAGAATACACCTGTCCAATCTTAACACAAATTCGTCCCTGGTTCAAAGACCCCAATCTTGAAGAACTAGGTCGTAAGTATTGGAAGAAAAAAAGCTATCTGTTCCAAGGGTTTGTAAGGGAAAATCCGTTGAATGATGATAAAACACCGGAGAATCCAATTCGCAGATTTCTAATTAGTCCTCAGATTTTTAATCTAATTCGTACTTCGTTGATGGATCCAGAAATGGAAAAAATTCCAACTGATTATCAGGCTGGTCTGGACTTTATTGTTAGTAAAACTAGCAAAGGTGGCTATGCTGATTACAGCACTAGCAAATGGAGTCGTAAAGAAACTGCACTAAGTAGTGAAGAACTAAATGCAATTGAAAAACATGGATTGTTTAATCTTGCTGATTTTCTTCCTAAAAAGCCCACTGAAGTTGAACTAAAGGTCATTGAAGAAATGTTCGAAGCTTCAATTGATGGTCGACCATATGATCTAGAAGCCTGGGGTGCATATTATAAACCATTTGGTTTAAATGCTGAATCCAATAAAGTATTCGGCAATCGCCCTGCAGCAACACCTAAACCAACTGTGGCTAAAGTTGATGACGATGATGCAGACGAACCCGAATACGTTCAAGAACAATCCTTTGATTCTTCGGAAAATGTTCCAGAGGTTAGCGAACCTGTACAGGTTTCAAAAGCAAAACCTACTAATCAAAGAGCAGAAGATATTCTTGCAATGATTCGTAGTCGAACTAAAGCAACTGCATAAGTAAGTCAAAATAGAGGGGGAGAAATCCCCCTTTTTCTGCTATATATAAGGATTATAAAAATGGCTAATCGTCCCTTCGATGTATCAAAATTTCGTAAAACTATCACAAAAAGTATTGATGGTATCAGCATCGGGTTTAATGATCCCACCGATTGGATTAGTACCGGTAACTATGCATTAAATTATCTTCTTAGCGGCGACTTTAAACGTGGCGTTCCGATGGGTAAAGTCACTGTATTTGCAGGCGAAAGTGGTGCCGGTAAATCGTTTATATGTTCGGGTAATCTAGTACGTCATGCACAGGAACAAGGAATCTACGTTGTTCTAATTGATACCGAAAATGCACTCGATGAAGCTTGGTTAAAAAATGTCGGGGTTGATACCGACGAAAGTAAACTATTGAAAATTAATATGGCCATGATTGATGATGTGGCTAAAGTTATTAATGACTTTGTAAAAGATTATCGTACATTGCCCGAAACTGAAAGACCCAAAGTACTATTCATTATTGATAGTTTGGGTATGCTATTAACACCAACTGATGTTAATCAGTTTGAAAGTGGCGACCTTAAGGGCGATATGGGTAGAAAACCTAAAGCATTGACTGCACTGGTTCGTAATTGTGTTAATATGTTTGGCAATTTAAATATTGGCCTTGTTGCAACTAATCATACATATGCAAGTCAAGATATGTTTGATCCCGACGATAAAATTTCAGGTGGTCAAGGTTTTATCTATGCTAGTAGTATTGTGGTTGCAATGAAAAAACTTAAACTAAAAGAAGACGAAGATGGTAATAAGATTTCAGAAGTGCGCGGTATTCGTGCTGCCTGTAAAATTATGAAGACTCGTTACAGTAAACCATTTGAAAGTGTACAGGTAAAAATTCCCTATGAGCAAGGAATGAATCCCTACAGCGGATTAGTAGATATGTTCGAAAGTAAAGGCATTTTAGCTAAAGATGGCAATCGTTTAGTTGCAGTGCTAAATGATGGAACAGAACTACGAATGTTTCGTAAAGCATGGGAATCTAATGAAAATCAGTCACTGGATCGTGTAATGGAAATGGTTCAAGAAATCCCCGGTGGATTATTTAAAGCAGTAATGACCGAAGAACATCTTGACGAAACACAGGAAGAACTAGTATGAGTATTGATTTAGATGTTTTAATTGAAACTTATTCAACATTAAAACAGTATATCACACCTAAAGATCGTCAAGAAGCAGCAGATGCTTTAACTAGTGTTTTAGTAGATTTACTTAATGATCGAGATATGAAAGAATTTGCTTCGACTGATAATTTTACTAAAAATAGTTTTAAAGATTATGCTAACGACTATGAAGATTTAGATCCCGAAGACGAAGAATATAATTATTAATTAATTATATGTGGTATACACGCATAACTCAAGATCTGGCTTTACTGCCAGATTTTGTTTCATATTACCAAAATGAACTTAATGATGCACGTAAAGAATGCTCAATTAAAGGTAATATTGAACGTAATCTTGCATCCTTACCGGGAATCACTGAGTTTAGATTTAATCAATTGCAAGAAATTGAAGCGGTACTGAATTATCTGAATATTCAACTTAAACAATTGCGTCGTAAACATTTTCAACGTTATTTAGAAAATTATAATCGTGCTCTTTCTAGTAGAGATGTAGATAAATATGTTGATGGCGAACCCGAAATAATTAGTTACGAAACTTTAATTAACGAAGTTGCATTATTGCGTAATAACTATTTAGGAATTTTAAAAGGGTTAGAAAGCAAAAATTTCATGCTGGGGCACATCACTAAGCTAAGATGTGCCGGACTTGATGATCTTTCGATTTAATCGGCCCGGAATCAAATTTAATGATTTGATCATCTAATCATTCTTCTTTCTAAGGCAAAAGAGACTCTTTTGCCTTTTCCTTTGCCGATATAGTAGGGAGTTAGGTCCTTAGAACGCAAGTAAGCATAAACATAAAAACAACATGGTAAATACATTTGCTGTAACTCCTTCGCAGTTATAGGGCAGGTGGATGTTGGCGCATCGCGATCTGCATAAACTATTTATCGATGTATAGTGTATTTTGATGCAGTAATTTCATAGGAAAAGAATAATGAATGAGTTTTTGAGGTTGTTCGAAAGTGTTGGTTTAGCTAATCGAAAATTTGGACAAACATTTAAAAATCCTGCCGGGGATGAATTAACATTTCAAAGCCTAGAATTTTATCCAGAATCCGGCGGAGCTGACAACGCCGATGAACTCAATCAATTCATCGAAGATCAAGAAGTTATTTTGGGAAAATCCATCGAATGGACTAATATTGCTAATCCCCGTATGTTAGGTATCGGAATAGCACATTTTGTAGATTCTGCAGGACAGGATCGATACTTTGGTCGATATTTTCAATCGATTAATCGTAATAAAATAGAAAACTATTGGCCTAATAATAGTATCCCGGGAGGGTATCTATTTCAAGGCAGCGCAGCTAAAAAAGTGGCCAGTGGCTTAATGCCACAAGATGTACTTAAAAAGTTTGATAGTCTATATCCCGAAGATATTTTAAATGATATCATCGATAAATTCGGTGATCAAAATCCATTAACAACTCTGACTAGAGACATTGTAAATGGAAAACAGTTTCCGATTACCTTTAGTTCCGAGGGCATCGATTTCGCAGGATTTCGTGATTACTTTTGCGAAATTTTAC